TGGCTGCATCTCTTTCGACTCTAGTTTTGTAATCATCTCTAGCTGTTACAAGCGTTACAAAGTCAGCTTTATTGCTAGGAATAGGATCAGTAAAACTATCATCGTTCATTAGCTTTGTTGTCCACTCAGATTGCATACGCTTCCAAGAGTTGTTTTTCTTTCCAAGCATTGCAGCTTGTAGCCAATCATTAATGTTTGTTAGATCATTAAGCAAAATAGCTTGTTCTGTGTCTGTTACTTCTACTGTAAGTGTTATTGTTGCCATCGTTTTGTCTCCTTTATGACAGAGTTATTTCGCCCATTATTATCCTACAAGAATACCGCTAAAATTGCTATCTTGGTTTACATCTGTTTGTGCAGCTCCATTAGCTACATAAAGACCTACATACGCAGTATCATTTGCATCCATGTCTGCCAAAACTGATGTTGAAATTGAATGATAAGCAAGATCACTTGAAAAATTTGGATCCATTATTGTAAAGTAAGTTCTATTGCTTGTTATAAGATACAAGTGAAGATAAGTTGCAGCAGTGTCTACATTATCCAAGCGCAACTCGACATTTAACTGATACTTACCTGTTACTGGTGCTGTAAAAGTGTTGCTTGCATAGTTGCCACCAACATCAAATCTCTCTGTGTCAAAAAGTATTGTGCGAATACCATTAATTGCGAGATTTTGCTGAAGGCTACCTAGTTGTGCTAAAAAAGATGGTTGATTAGGCATTGTAACAATACCAGCACCAGAAGAACCACCAGTAATCTGCATCCCTAAATCATTATTATTAGCGTAGATATAAGTACTGTTAGTAGAACGTCCTAACCAAGTATACTGACCAGCAGTTGAGTTTCCATCTCTTATTTTAATGTAAGCACCTTGGCTAGCTGAAGCTGGGTTTTCTACTATTAAAGGCGATTGCAATTCTGGTGTAATATGTACACCACCATCGCTACCTATTTGTGTGCTTAACGTTGGGCTTGTACCATCATTGCCATCATTAACTTTTATTTGAATTTTCCCTTTTTGGTCATCTGCGGTTCCATGATGGCTAACTTCTATTTCAGCTAATACACTTACCTCACCGCCAGATTGCTCACCTTGGAATGTGAGTTTTGATTCACGACCTCCCTCCGTATCTTCATGAGTTGTATTCTTTAATTTTAATTCTGTTGTTTCATGACCAATATCAACATTGCCATTGTCATCAATAATCAGTCGGGGATTACCATCGCCATCTGATAGCACAATGTAATTGCTAGACGTTCTAATATCTAAGCCACTTTCATTACCATCAAATGAACCAACAATAGTATTTTTTTGTCCTGTCGTTATTAACGATCCTGAACTTACACCTATGGCAGTGTTAAAACTAGCTGTTGAATTTGCTGTCAGTGCATCATGCCCAACGGCTGTATTGTTACCGCCTGGACTGCTTGCATCAAGACTATCAAGTGCTGTATTTCCTAAGGCAACGTTATTTGTTCCAGTTGGAAAGTTTCCTGTTCCTATTTTAAAACCACCAGCAGTCGATCCATCATGAACTCTAAGCTGATTGTTTGTTGTGTCAAAACTGACCTCACCTATTGCACCAGTAAACGCATTGTTCTGCGTTGCTGTGCCTCTTCTTAATTGTACCTGAATAGCCATTTATACGCTCCCATAATCGGTAGTTGTAACAGTTGCATTAGCAACAGATCCATAATCATTTACAGCAGTTAATGCGCCTGAGTTTAAACTTGATGCTACTAAATTAACATTTGCTATACTTCCACCCACAAGACCAATATCCGTTGCATCAGCAGCAACGGCTGTAATATCAGAGCTTATTCCAGCAAGTGAAGTTATATTACTATTAGCAGCAGCAACGGTATTTACATTTGAAATTGATCCTGCAACCGTTCCAATGTCTGAAGCATCAGCAGCAACAGATGTAACATCGGATGAAATACTAGCGACTGTTGTTACATTAGATGAAATACCAGAAACAGTAGTTACATTTGTTTTGATTGCAGCCAATCCTGATATTGCGTCAGTAGCTACTGTACCATCTTCAATATCAGCTAATGCAGCAATATCAGCTGTTACTGCTGCTAAACTTTGTACATCAGAAATATTTGGACCAGCTTCTGCTGCTCCTGTTGTAGCATTAAAACCAAGAACAGTGCCTTTTCGAGTAGCAAGTAATGGTATTTGAGTGTCAACTTGATTGTCAAAATCAACTAACTTTAATGAGCGATCAACAGAGTCCTGAATATCTGCTGCTATAGCAATAAATCTATCAAGCTCTGTATTTAATGAAGATATATTAAATGGTCCAGATGTTGGAAAATCAGTTGTTCTTTCTTGTGCTATTGATCTTGTAATAACTACTGTAGAACCACCTGATGCGCCCACAACACTATTACCAGATGTAGTTGCTATTGTACCAGTAGAACCATCACCACCAGTTACAGTGTAATGTGTTGTTAATGTTTTTAATGTACCGTCAACATAAAAATTTAGATCTGCATTATCAAAAAACTCAAAAGGAACAGTAAAAGCTGTTTGAGTAGCACCTTCTGCTACTGCATACGATATACGAGGATCGTTATCTCCGATAGTAATAGTCATAAAATATCCTTTTGTTTGCCATAACAGTTAGATTTTATAATCTCAACGCACAATTATTCATATTCCTCTGCAAAATTACCAAGAGCGTTCTTAAGTTTATTAGTGTGAGGTTTAAGAAATAGATTAAAAATAAACGGTATTTGTTTAACTGCTTGCTCTGTTCCTTCACCATATTCTCCTCTGGCAAAGTCCTGAAGCACTTTAATAAAACCATAACTATAATCAGCAGGAGCGCCGAATATAGATACAACACCACCCATTGCATCTGGATCTTCTTTAAACTTTGGTTCAAATGGAGTTGGATTTTCTATATCAAAAGCCATACCCATTTCCAATGATCTGTAAAACATGTCACTATGAAATGCAGCTAAACCTGAAAAATCAAACGCTCTAAGCATCTTATCTTCTATATCCATTTCGTTCCATGCAAACTCTGGGGTTCGAAACTTAACAATATTGTACCCAAAAAACATAGCTATCGCAGAATGAAACGCAATGTTGGTTCCTCGAACAGCGCCTTGAGCATAGTTAGTTGTAACTTTATTCAACGCACCAACAGTATATGTATAAAATGTAAATGGTAATGCTAAGAAAGGATGTTCTAACTCTGCATATCCCCTTACTAACTTGTCTTCTTTTAGTCCAAAAGATTTAGCTAGGCTCATTGGCAAATAAGTTTTGCCTGACATTGCTAATGGTTTATCAGCAGGTGTACCCATAATAATTCTGTTCATTACACCAGAACGTAAAGCATTTTGAAAAGCTTCTAATGCACCTTGGTCTGTCCATGCATCTGTATTAGCTAATATAAAACCATTTTTAGTTTCTTGTGTTGGTTGTGCTGCAATACGTTTTGCCATCTTTTTATTGATATTATACCTAGATAAAAACTGACTTTCAAATTTAGTAAGCTTATCACCTTTAGCTATTTTGTTCGTCATATCAATAATAGTGTGGGTTCTAAACATACCCTCAAAGTTTTTTGCTAATAAAGTCATTTGACCAAGCAAGTTAAACTTATAAAAAGCATTATCAATTCTATCAACTACACCTGTGCGAAATGGATTGCTACTTAAACTCTCCATAAACTTCATGTGATAGCTGCCACCAATCAATTCAAAACCATCACCTGCTTTTTGTAGTTCTTTCTTTGAAACTTTAAGTGAATTATCACCAGCTAATGAAACAATACCTTTAAACAAAGTTCTCATTTCATGATCTAAAAATACATTAGCAAAATCAGCTATAGCAGCTATTCCAGCACCACCAAGATATGTCCACTGAGTTGCTTTCTGTAACCATGTAGCAATATCTGTTGTTAATGTGTCTGGTTTTGTATGAACTCTACCTACTATTCTATTATATGTACCTACAAATTCTTTATTTATTCTATCGATTTCACGTTGAGGTACACCGTCACCACGCATTTCTTTTGTATTGGTAAAAATAATATCATCTATTGTTGCAGGTAAACCGTTCTCAGTTCTAAAAGCTTTAGCAAACGCATACTTAGGAGCCATCTTTTCACTATAAGCAATCATAACCTGCTTAAGATCTGTAACCATAAAATCAGAAATAGCAGAGTTAGGTATATTTAAAGTTCTGTGCATCAAATGTTTTGATCTACCCATTCCAAAGTAGCCATCATTAAAACCTTCGTCATCTATTACATCTAGGATATTATCTACTGTTCTTGATGCTCTTCTTCTGACAGCCTCTTCACTTGTATCTAATAATGTTTCAACATACCTTTTTGTTTTAGGGTCCCAACCCCAAACAGTTGGTTTTTTTGTAAACTCTTCTACTAGTCTTTGTTCGAACTCAGCACGATTAGCTAGTATTTTTACTTTATCTAAATATCTTGGAAAGAAGTTTTCTCTTAAACCTTTATCAACAGCAGTGCCATCAAGATAAGCATTAAGATTATTAATCCTATCTTTCATTTCATCAATGTGATTACTAATGTTTGTAAGAGCTTTTTTCTGTTTGCCGCTTAATCTAAGATTATCTAAATATTTTACAGAAGTAGGTATGTCATTTATCCTATAAGATGCTTCCAATGCTGTAGAAAGCTCATCTAGTTCTGATTTTAAATTATTTCTTAATGTTAATTGTTTGCCCGTAAGACCTCTTTTTTTAAATGTTGCCTCAAGAGGTTCTAATATTGCTGTTTTGTCACTAATTCTTGTTTCTAAAAAGTTTCTGTTTGAATCTAAAATATCATTGAAGGTGTTTTCTAACTCACCAACTCTACCTTCAGTGCTTGCTTTTCTTGTAATTAATGAATTAGTTCCACCAAGTAGACCTACATCATTAAGCATTGTATCCCATTCTTCCCAAAACTCTCTGAATATTTGAACCGCTTTCTTTTCAACATCAGTAGTTGGAGTTTTGTTGTGTATATAAATATCAGTAATATGCTCACCAAAGTCCTCAAAGGTTAAGTTTTCTCTACCTCGAAGCTTTTGTATTTTAGCAATTGTATTACTAATTTGCATGTCAGCAATTTCATAATTGCCTGATGGAGAAACCTCACCCCAAAGCTCATGTATTCTATTATAAGTATTGCCCCATTTACCAGATAAAGAACCTGACTCTTGAAACACAGAAGTACCAAAGTTTTTGTCTAACTGGCCGAGTTTAAACATAACACCGCCATCATTAACCAATCTCATAAATCTAAGTTTAACATTTTTTGTAGCTAAACTTCCTTTACCCATTACGGCTTTTACTGGTGTTGGTAATGCTCGATAGAATATAGAATTAGTCCACCATTCACCTTCAAACAAAAGATCTTCGCTTTTTACTTTAGGTAAAGCTACAGTTGTTACTACTTTTTCTGGAGGTCTAGCGTTTACACCTTTACTTAAATCATCAAAGCCTTTCATAGATTCTTCGAATGATTTCCTAACAGATTCCATTTGTCTTTTTTGATTGTAATCAATACGTCTTCCAATGCCATAACCTAAAACACTAGAAATACCTTGCGCTGTAGTTTGTCTCAACAATGCATCACGAATAGCTTGATCAGCTTCTTTATCACCAGTTAAATCGTTTGCCAAAGTAAACGCATTGTAAGTACCTTCAAAGAAAGCAGCTTCAGCATTAGCAATTCTAAAACCTTTTCTAGCCATTGTTTCTTTTAATTGTGCATCGACAGCTTTAGTTGCGGTGTTTAATTTTGCAGGTGTATCAATATCATCAAACTCTTCTAGAACATCAAACTTCTTTTCTTGCTCCATCCAGCTTTGACGGTAAGTTCGCCCAGTATTTCTACGCTTTAATATTGCAAGATCTTCAGGATCTAAAAATGCATCACCAAAATATTTAGATGCTTGTTTTTTTCCTATTGCTTTAAGAACAGAATAAGATCCACCAATAGCAACAAGCTCTGCAATTAAAACTGGATCAGCTAATACACTTTTCACAAAACCTGCTGCTTCTAGTTGTCTTTGAACTTTATCCATTTCAATACTAAATTCACGAGCATTATCAGCTTCTTCTAAATTAAATGCATAGTTGGATATGTATTTTCCCTGTCGAGAATCTGGATTAATATTATGTTTTTCAAAATATTTATTTAAATCAAATGCTAGATTTCTTTTAGGAGCATCACCCCAATAAAATTTATTTCCCTCAATAGCATTACCAAATAGTTTTTGAGTATTAGCCTTAAAAGTTCCTGCTAAAGAAGGTTCAGCCTCAACTAAAGGAAATGTTTTCTTTGGGAATGTTGGAAAACTTGGTGTTAATTTTATTTCTGTCATTCGTTATACTGTTCTAAAAATGGAATAAAGAAATTTACATCTTCTGGTCTGATAACCCTTTCTTCAACAAGCTTTGTAAAAATTTGCCTGTTCATAGGATTAGCTAACATTTCAGGAAAACGCATAAACATTAATGCTTGTTCTGCTCTAAGAAGAGGAACGCTTGATTCGGGTGCATTATTAATTAAATCTTGATTTAATATTCTTTCTTCATCACCAGCTATTGGTTGAAGACCTTTAAATTGTATAAATTTACCACCATTAGGATCTAAAGATAATGCTCTTGAAAAATCTCTTGTATAAAAAAGTATGTTAGGATGGGATGTAGGCTTATCTTCATATTCAAAAGCATCTATTAAAACAGGAATACCTTCAGGTGTCATAAGTTTTTCATACCCACTACCACCTACAGTTGGCAGCATTATATAATACACGCCAGATTGATCTGTTGATTCTCGATATTTAAAATCAATTTTGTGATAATATATTTGCCCAGTATCATCCACTACTTTACCAACAAATGGATCACCAAATAAAAACTGAGGCATTGCAGCTTCAGCAGCTAAACCTAAAGGAGTAGCTGGTAACATTTGAGTAAACATAGAAGGACCATCTGTTGTAAATTTTTCTGCTCTTCTTAACTTAGAAATGTTTTCAAAAATTAATTGTGAAGTAGCAATGTCCATTTTATCTTGAGCAGATTTATCAATATATCTACCTCTTGCCCCTTTTACTAAAGGAGCGCCACGCGAACCAAATGGATTACGTATTTCAAAATAACCAGTCATAGTGTCAACAAGATCACCTAAAACTTTATCATCGTAACCAAAAGTTGCCCCAATAAATCCATCTAATATTTTTTTAAGTTCGCTTCCGTCTTTTATATTACGACCCAAAGCAAAAGATGCGTGTTGTAAAATTTTACTAGCCTGACCATCTGCATCTGGATAGGTTTCAGCAATCCATTTTCCTAAGTCCATATCCAATCTATCTTTAAGATATTTTTGAATACCCCCTTCTCCTACTTGCTGATCAGAAGCAATGTATTCTCTTAAAGCTTCAGAAGGAGTGCTATACAAACCTGCTTTATATGAAAGTTCAGCAGATGCCCATTTTGCTACTGAATCTGGACTTAATTGACTGTTACCACCTTGCACCCAAACATTATTATTTGTTCCATTTGGTTGCTGATTCATTCCTTGAGAAAATATAGAAAACAAAAAAGAACCATCTTCAACACCTGCTGAAGCACCCAGTTCTAATGCAGCAATAAGATTAGGAACTCTTAGTCCTTTTTGTAAATCATCAAATATTCTTTGACCCAGTGCAGTAAGTTCTCCGCTTGGTTTCATAAATAATTTTTGATTGTTGTAATTTATAACAGAACCTTGAGGTAAACCTGCTAATTTTGTATATTCTATATCTTCATATAATCTTATATTTCCAAGTTCAGCTTCACTTCTAAGTCGCGTAACAGAATCTAAAGCATTACTAGTTTCTATTCCTTTTACATAATCATTAAATTGAGTAGTATTGTGATCTGATAATTTACCAATCTGTGTTCTTATTTCTGATCTAGCTGTGGTAATTTTAGAAGCATCGAACAAACCTTTAGCCATTAAATATAATGCAGATTTTTTATCTAAATCTTTTACAAATTCATCAAATCTACTTTTATCTTTTGAAATTGCTATACCAATAGCGTCTCTAAGAAGTGCAGGAGGAATACCGTTACCACCTGTTTCTTCTTCAAGTGTACTTATTAAAGGTTGAATAATCGAAAGTGCATAATCATTTTTTATTTTATTATGAAATTCAAGTTCACTTGCTTTATCTAAACCTTTTGAATCTTGACTTAAAAAGTTTGTAACATCTTGTAATGCTTTATTTACCTGATCTTCAGATATTACCTCTCCAAGTTCTTGGAGTTTTCTAATATCTTTTGTAATAACTATTGCTTGATTTTTAAAGTTTAGATCTTTTGCAGCTTCATCATCTTTAACATACTTGAAAAATTCTGTATCAACTTCTTTTCGTTTGCTAGAAATGTAGTCATTTGAATGTTTGCCACGGAGATTATTTAAAGTGTCGTTTAATTTAATTTTAATATCATTTGCTTGGCTAATACCATCAGCGTTGCGTAACTTTGAAAATAAATTATTAATATTTTCTTGCTCTGCTTTTGTAATAGCCGTTGTTCCTTTTTCAGTTTTTATTCTATTAGCAACTTGTTGATAAGTTACTGTCATCTTAGTAAAAGCAGAACTATCTTCACCTTCTAAATATGTATAGTAAGGTATTCCCTCTTCATTTGTTTCTGAAAAAAACTTTTCAAACAATTCAATCATTGCTTGATCATTCTTTTGTCCTTTTGCATCATTATAAAGAGCTTCTAATTCATCAAATCTTTTTATTGCATCAGCTTGATAACCAGCATTTTGTTCATCTATTTCTCTTTGAGCTTCTTCTTGTATAAGTTTATCTGCTTTTGCTTTTGGATTAATTACAGTGCCAAGTTTATCAAGAGCATCTTTTTGTGCTGTTTCTTCTGCATTAATTAATTCAGAAACAAGTTTTTTAACACCAACTTGTTTTATTTTATCTAACTCTAAAGCAACATTTGGGTCTGTGCTTTTACCCTGCATATTAGTAATTGTTTGGATTTGATTTAATACAATTTCTAATTCTTTAGGTTTTAATTTTTGAACTGATTCTAAAGATGTAAGCTGAGAAATAAATTCATTACCAATAGCATTGGCAAATAATTGTTCTACTTCTTCCTTTGATTCTTCTGGTGCTTTATCTAGTTCAATAGTCATTTTCCCAACTAAATGACCAAATGGAGCATTAGTAATAATTCTATTAAACTCATCTTCATTGTTACTAAAGTATTCAGTATCTTCAGCTTTTTGTATTTGATCTACAGCATCAACTTGTTTTGTGAATGATTCAGATAATTTATCTAAATTCATTCCATTACTTGTTTCTATAATTTTTCTAATAGATTGTCTGGTTACTTTGTTATCAATAGTTTTTATTAAAGCAGGATTTGTAAATGCTCCTGCTATTCTAAGACGTTCAGACTCAGGTAAATTAGCTGTTGAAGTAGAAAGTAAATTAGTTAAAGCACCAGCTTTAGCAAAAGCAATCTGATCTAAATTTTTTACATATTCTATTTTATCTTGATTTAATGCAAAGTCTTCTTCAATTGCTACAGTAACATTTCTAGAAAGAGTCATTATTTCATTTACTGACTCTGGATCATCAGCCATTGCAACGGAGTTAGATAATTTTCTTAAAGCAAAAAATACGTTTTCTTTAGATTGTTTTTTTGCATATTTAACAGCAGCTTCTTGTTCTTTAATTTGTAGTTTTAATAAACTATTTCGAAGTATTGCAGTGCCAGTATTCTGTATATACTCACCAAACCTACCACTAGCAGCTTTATCCATTGCTTCAAGATAGTTAGTAAATCTTTGATTATACTCAGCAGAATTTTTAGAATCACTTGATAGCTCTATAGCTTTTAACTCAAGCTCTTCTTGCATAGACTCTTCGAACCTACGCTCAATAACTCTTTCATATGCACTTCGAGCAACTAACCCAAAGTCTTTCGGAACAGCAAATGCTTTTGGCTTTCCAAAGTTTGGATTGTAGTTTTCATCACCAACATTTGGAGATCCTGTGTTATCGAAGTCTATAAAGTTTTGTTTAGCAATAGCTTTGGCTGTATTTATACCAGCGTCTTCAGCCCTCTTCTGAGCAAAAGGAGCAAAGTCATTTGCTATTCTTTCAGAAGTTCTTGCAATTGTTTTGTAAGTTTGCTCAACGCCAGTATTAACATTAACCACGGCTATTCTTGGTAGACTTGCTTGTAATTTTTGACGCTCAATAGCCATGATTATTTACCTATGCTTTATAATATTTAGATTTTGCATAACCGCCAACAAACGAACCTAATGCATCAAACATAGCTGCTTTTTGTGCTTGCTTGCCACGTTCAATTTCTATCAGCCCAGCCAGTTTTGTTTGTCCACGCTCAAGAGCAAGACCCTGACTAAGTGTTGCAATGTCTTTAACTAATACCTGACGCTCAGATCCTTGAGCATCGTAGAAAGCTTTAGAAACGCCTATGTTCTCACCACCACCGCTTTGAAAAGAAAAAATAGCATCGTTAGAATCAAAAGCTTTTTCATATTCACTAATACGAATTGCCATATTGTTTATAGCTTGAGCCTCATCAGCAATGCCTTTTATCTCCATTGCTTCTGCTTGTTGCTCTGCTTGACCTCTTGCTGCTCTACCTGCTGATAAAGAAGCAAAACCAGATATTGCTCCCATTACTAACTGTATCATTAAAATACTAACTCCGCTATTAACCCATTAATCTGCAATGGTAATGGGGCTGACTGTGTTATTGTTACTTGTGGATCTGCACTATACCCAAGCAATCTAAACTCATGTTTACCAGTAAAAGGTTGCTGTTGCAGAGAAAGATCATCTGTAACGTTTCTAATTATTAAATTAGTATCATTAACCTTAACAGACAATGTATTATTTAAATCTACAAAAACACTAGTAACTCCTCTAGGAATACCAGTTAAAGGGCCACCTGCTATTGGAGCATCAATAGGATTAGTTGTTAACGTAACATCAAAATCAAAACCTATTTCAGCAGAAGTAAGTGTAGCATCTACAGCAGATACATCTACATTCCCACTAGCTACAGTAAACTGCCCAATGTAATTGTTACCATTTACTACTTCTACAACTGCACCATTGTTAAAATCTGCTGACACATCAAACACACCAGCCGTTCCAGTAAACACAGTAGACATATCTGTATTCTTAGTAGCTACAAATTCACAAAGAACATGCTTCTCTGTTCCATCACCAAGATTAAAAACAACATTAGCAAACACTCGATCATCAATAGTACAAGTAGAAACAAATGTTCCAGCACAGGTAAACTCAGTCCACCCTGCTCTTTTTTCAGCACGATTAGAATTAAATACAGCTATTGTTCCATCAGCATTTGTAATAAATAAATAACTTTCCGATCTATTTAAAGCGCCATTAAAAACATTTTGCTCAATAGGAGTTTTAATTAAATGCGAAGAAACAGTAGATATAGGACTAGCAACATAAGCAGCTTCGCCATCGCTAAATAAGAACTCTCTTATAATAGCTCCACCTTTTTGAGTAAAAACAGTTGCTCCATCAAATACAACAGGTCTTTCAAATCCACACCCAAAAGATGTTTGTCTTCGAACTTGAACATTAGTTGGAGTCACAGGCTGGTTTTGAAATGCAGGTAAATACATTTCAGAAGATGCAGTAAACACCTGAAGATCCCTATTAGATACTACATGACGTATTTGATTTATCTCACCAATACTTGCAGTTACTTGTATTGAATCATTATCAGCAGCAGTGCCAACATCAAAGTTATAATATTTACCACTCTTGCTCATAAAAATTGCGTCTGGTTGAGCAACAGTACCAGCAAAGACTAATCTGTTTTCATGGAATGTAACAGCAGCAGGAAAACCTCGAAGAGAAGAAAAAGACTGTTCATCCCAAGTAGTAATAGGTGCATGACTTTGAATTTTTGGAGTACCACCACCATCTTCAGAAGCATTTGCACTGCCACCAGCAGTAAAAACAAAACGATTATCATCTACAATAGAAGCTACAGAACGTGTTCCATTTAAATTACTATTAGAAATATTACCAACTGAAGCTGCACCAGCTATAACAATAGAATCGCCAACACTTAAACCATGATTTACCATAGTTACCTCAACATCAGCAGAGCTTTCTGTTGTTCTAAATGGTGCTACATCTAAACTTACAGTAAGCGTATCGAGTATATCTCCCGTTGCTACTGTTGAGTTTGTTACTCCAGTTATTTCAATCTCTGCACCATTGTACCTTACTGTTGTTCCAATATGCTTTGATGGACTAGATGTATCCCAATACGCAGAACCAGTTGTTAAAGTTACTCCTGATCCAGAAGTAGCAGAAACATCAAGTGTAACTCCTGATTTCTGGAAATTAAAATACGGTTGGTATATTTGTTTATTGTCAGACTTTTGATCAAATACAAAAGGCTCAACCTGAAAACTAGATAAACTTGTTCGTATTAATTGTTGAGGCATAAATGTAGGATGGCAAATAAACATAACATCGCCAGCTTGAGCAAATGTATACTCATGTAAGAAGTCATGATCAAACTTTAATGTTTGACTATTTACATCCTGAGTAAGTGTAGCTGTTAAAGCAACAACACCAGTAGTAGGATTAATTAAAAATACTCTTATCTTTTGATGCTCAAGAGAAACTATATATTGTTCATCATCAGAAAATATAAATGGCAAAAGTCTAGCTTGTTGAACTTTAGTACCATCAACAGTTATATCAGCAAACTTATATATATGCTCCAAAGCTGGTCGCTTTATTACACCACCCTCTGCTCGAAGAAAAAAGTTTTCTACTCGTTGCGCTGATTGATTGTATAACTCTGTATCTGTTCTTGAATACAAAGAGGGGCTTACTTCACCGTATTTGAAGTTACTTAATGGAACGCGAACCTTTTGCATTTAGCTTCGCCTTTGTGCAATAAATCTTGATGTATTAAGTTTTCTTGTTGTTTGTTGTTGAGAGTCTGTTGTTCTAGCTTTCATCATAGAAATTTGAGCTTGTTGACCCATCAAAGTAGATAACTGAGAATCTCTTGCAATACTAAACGCAAACACTCTTGCTAACTCAAATTGTAAAGCAACAGTAAAATAAGAAGGAAAATCTGTTTCTTCTGCGCGATAAGTATAATCAAGTATAACTACTGAGTTTGCATCTTCGTTAGCAAATATTTTGTCACCATAAGTTTGATATTCTACGGGAACATCATTTACAGTAACAGCATGAGTCATTAACCATCCATCAGGTAACTGATAGGCTGCATCATATCTTCCAGTAGGTGCATCTGTAAGTCTATTTAAAATAGCTTGATTGGTAGCAAATCTCCAACGTGTACTTGTTAAAGTAGCTCTAGCTATGTCTTCATAAACATTAGAGGCTACAAGAGCCTCATTGTTTCCATCATCAAAAGAAGTAATAGGTTCAGCACCAATCAGGATTAAAGCTCTTGCACAAATATCTATAGCTGAGTTTGCTGGTGTGCTTGTTACTGCCATTTTTAATCCTTAAAGAAAGGTGGGGCCGAAGCCCCAACCTATTAGTCGCTATCGGTTTC